AGCCTGACCGACAGCGCCAGCAACAAGACCTTCGGCGCCGCTGCTCAGGTGCTCAGCGCCGCCACCAGCGGCAACGCCTGGGCCTTCGCGGGCTTGGGCATCGCGCTGGCCACTGGAGTAGGCGGGAGCAACCAGTTCGGCAACGATTACCTCTACGACGATCGGCCGAATGAGCTCTGTGCGATCTCTGGCGGCCGCTGGGACGCCGGCGGCCTTGCCGGGGTCTGGGCGCTGTTTCTGTACGTCGTCCGCGGCACCTCGGACGACTCCGTCGGGTTCCGCGCCGCCTCTTTCCTGTAACCCTGTGCCCTGGCGCGACAGCGCCTGGGCCTCTTGCCTGAGCCAGACATGAGCCACAACACCCGCAGCATCCACGCACAGGCCGGCTTGCACCGCAAGCTCATCCTGTTCGCGGCGCAGTTGGAGCTGTACCTGGCGCATTTCCCGTCGCACCACAAGTACGCGCTGACGCAGCAGATCCGCGCGGCCTATGTGGACGTCTACAACTTGACCACCGAGGCGCAAAAGCGCTACCACAAGCGCACCACGCTGACCCAGCTCGACATCCGGCATGAGCAGTTGCGCATGCTGCTGCTGCTCGCGCACGAGCTGGGCCTGTTCCACTTCAGCAAAGGCAAGCAAGACCCTGAGCGCCCGGGTGACCACCGGGCCTTGGTGATCTTGCGCCTGGTCGACGAGCTGGGCCGAATGATCGGCGGCTGGCTGGCCAGTCAATCACAAGCCGGGCCACAGGCTGCGGCTGAGCCGGCGGCACCGTCGTCGGCGCATGAATCCGGCGGCCTGGCCGTCGGTGCGGTAGGGGCTTGACATGCTCTGTGCGATCTCTGGCGGCAACTGGAACAACGGCGGCGATGCCGGGGTCTGGGCGCTGAATCTGAACAACGTCCGCGGCAACTCGAACAACAACATCGGGTTCCGCGCCGACTCTGAGCCTGGCTTGCCACATGCGGCATCGGCCGACCGGCACAGAGGGAGCCCCCGTCGCGGCTGGTGCCGAAATGTTCTGTTGCCGCGCCCTGCAGTAGCCCCGGCCGCCCGTGTTGGCAGCCCGGCGACCCTTGGCGCAGCAACCCCTTTGCCCAGCAGGTTGCGCGCACGATGAAACGCCACGCAAACCTGTTTGACCAGTACGCGCACCCCGATGCGCTGCTGCAGGCCTACCGGCGCGCCCGCGAGGAAAAGCGCAACAGCCGCGGCTGTTTCCTGTTCGAGCGCAACCTGGGCGCCAACATCCACGGTCTGCACGCGCAGCTTCTGGACGCCACGTATGCGCCGCTGCCGGTCAATGCTTTCTGGATCAACGATGGGCGCAAGCCCCGCCTGATTGAAGCGCCCTCGTTCCGCGACCTGGTCGTGCAGCACGCCGTCTATGCCGTCGTCGGCCCGCTGTTCGATCGCCGATACATCGCCACCAACTTTGCTTGCCGCACCGGCCTGGGCACACACGCCGCCGCCGATTGGCTGCAGGCCGCCATGCGCCGCGCGCCACGCAGCGCCTGGACGCTGCACGTGGACGTGCGCAAATTCTTCTACACGGTTGACCGCGCTACGTTGGGCGCCCTTGTGCGCCGCGTCATCAAGTGCCCCGACACCCTGCGCCTGCTGGACCTGTTCGCCCAGCGCCCGGCGCCGACGGGCATCCCCATCGGCAACCTGATGTCGCAGACGTTCGCCAATCTGTACCTGAACAGCCTTGACCACTTCTGCAAGCGCGCGCTGGGCGCGGCCGATTACGGGCGATACATGGATGACGCCGTGATGATCGCCCCGAGCCGCGCCGTCGGCCAGGACTGGCTGCACCGCATCGGTGAGCACCTGGCGCTGCTCGGGCTGGAGATCAGCCACCACAGCCTGCAGCCCATCGCGCGTGGCCTGAACTGGGTTGGCTACCGCACCTGGACCCGCGCCCGCTTCGTGCGCCCGCGCCTGGTCCACCAGATCCGCGCCGACGCCCGCCACGTCCGTCTGCAACCCCTGGTGTCGCGCCTTGGCCATGCGCGCCGCACCGCGTCTCATCGGCCCCTCATCCAGTACATCACGGAGCATCACCATGCCGTCGCACATCGCCTACCGCAAAGCTGTCGACCCGATCCACACCTGGGAGCTGCGGCTGCCTGACCGGGCCGGCCAGCGCCAAGGCCAGGAAATCGCCACGCTGCCCGACGGGCGCACCGTCGTCGCGCTGGACGATGGCGCCACGCTGCCGAGCCAGCAGCCGGCGCAGATCGCCGCCAGCATCGAGCACCTGCCCAGCCCGCTGCCGGCCGAGCTGCGCGACGCCATCCGCGCCGCCAGCCCCCAGGTGCGGCTGATCCAGCAGCGCGTGGTCGATGCAATCCGCGCGCGGTACAGCGTCGACGACGAAATCAAGCTGCTGCGCATCGCCCCCAGCGCCGAAACCGAAGCCTGGAATGCCTACGTCGAAGAATGCCGCGGGTGGGGCAGGGCAGAGCGCGCGAAGTTGGGTCTGTGACTATCTGAACGCCATGCGCATGCGCCAAGCCCCACGCATCCGGCCCCTGCGCGGCCCCGTGCGCTGGCTCTTTGAGGCCACCGGCTTCAGCGGCCTGTGCCTACCCCCCATCGGCATCTGGCTGCACTCCGACCTGATGTCCTGGCAGCGCGCAGGTCTGGCCGCGCCAGTGCCCGGCACCGCGGCCGACCGCCTGCTGCGCCACGAGCTGGCGCACTGGGCGCAGGCGCAGCGCTTCGGCGTGTTGGCCTTCTACGCCCGCTACATCGCCGGCCTGCTGCGCCACGGCTACCGCAACCACCCGCTCGAGATCGAAGCCCGCGCCGCCGCGCAGGCCCCGCCAGGCGCTTGAGCGCCGGCCGCGCCGCCCACCGCCAGCCGCCACGCACCAGCACACCACCCGCCGCCCACCACCCGCACTGAAGCCAGCCCATGCACACCACCGAGGCACCGCCACCACCCAGCCCAGCCGCCGACGTGCTGGCCCACCGCCTCGACACGCTGCATGGCGATGTCGGCGAAATCAAGACCGCCCTGCGCGAGCTGGCCGCCGCCGTCGTGCGCCTGGCCCTCGTCGAAGAGCGCCAAGCCCAGGCCGCCGCGGCGCAAGAGCGCGCCTTCATCGCGCTGGAGCGCATCGAGCATCGGCTCAGCGTCCTCGAGCAACAAGCCCCCGCCGCCACCCGCGCGGCCGCCTGGATGGACCGCGCCATGTGGGCCGCCGCCGCCGCCGCGTGCATGTACATCGCCAAGCGGGCGGGGCTGATCTGATGCGCCGCTTCAACGACCCGCACGACCATTTTCCTGACCGTAGGAATAAGGTGCGCGCCCGCCCGCTGCGCCTCACCATCACGCTGACCGCCAACTGGCGCCGCGCCTGGCGCATGCTCAGCGTGCAGATCGCCGCGCTGGCCTGCGGCTTCGGCCTGCTGCCACCTGACCAACAGGCCGCTCTGCTGGCCGCCATCGGCGTGCCCGAGCACCGGCTGCCCCTGGCCCTGGGCCTGCTCTTCCTGGCCGCGCGCCTTGTCGGCCAGCCGGGCGTGGAAGCCGCCGCGCCCGCCACACCTTCCGTTCGGGCTGAGCTTGTCGAAGCCCCAGCCACACCCTCCGCTCGGGCTGAGCTTGTCGAAGCCCCAGCCACAAGGCGCATCGAATCCACCGCCGCCCTCGAAAAACCCCGACCATGAGCCTTGTCGATCAACCCATCAGCGCCAACTTCCGCCTGTCCGAGTTCCTGCGCAGCGAAACCGCTGTGCGCCACGGGATAGACAACGCTCCGCCCGCCGCAGCGCTGGCCAACTTGCGCAACGTGCTCGGCCCGAGCATGCAACTCGTGCGAGATCTGCTGATGCAACCCATCCAGATCACCAGCGGCTACCGCAGCCCGGAGCTGAACGCCGTCATCGGCGGCAGCGACAGCAGCCAGCACACCCTTGGCCTGGCCGCCGACTTCGTCGCGCCCGCGTTCGGCGCACCGCGCGCGATCTGCCGTCACATCGCCAACCACGCCGACGACATCCGCTTTGACCAGCTGATTTTTGAAGGCCAGTGGGTGCACATCTCTTTCCTGCCCCCAGGCCGCGGCACGCCCCGCGCGCAGGTGCTGACCGCGCACTTTGCCGGGGGCCGCGTCAGCTACAGCCCGGGAATTGCCTGAGCCCCCAGCGCCACATCTACAGCGAAAGCGCAGCACATCCGCACCAGATCCACACCACCCCGCGCAATCCACACCAGCCCACCCGCCATGCTGATCGACCGCGCCCTCACCGCCCTAGCCACCGCCGCCGCCATCGGCCTGGGCGCCCTCAGCGTCACGCTGTGGATGGACGTGCGCGACGCCGAGCGCACCGCCCAGCGCCTGCGCGCCACCCTGGCCGAAGAGCGCGCCCAGTGGGCCACCGACCGCGCCACCCTCGCCACCGCCGCCGCCCAGGCCAGCGAGCAAGCCCGCGCCACCGAAACCGCCTGGAGATCCGCCCATGACGACATCGCCGCCACCGCCGCGCGCCAGCAGGCCGCTGCCCGCGCTGACGCTGACCGCGCTCGCGCTGCTGCTGACAGCATGCGCCAATGGGCGGCAGCCTACGCCGCCCAATGCAGCGCCACTGCCGCCGCCGGCCACCCAGCCCCCGGCCATCCCCCCGCTGCCCCCGGCAGCCCGCCAGCCGGCAACGCCGGCCTGGTGCTCGCCGACATGCTCAGCCGGCTGGACGCGCGAGCTCGAGAACTGGCAGCGCTCGCAGACGCCCGCGCCGCCGCCGGCACCACCTGCGAGCGTGCCTACGACGCCCTGACGACCACCCCGCGCCCCCCGGCCGCCGCCCCGCCGCACTGACCCCGCCGCCCACCCCCAGCCCAGCCCAGCCCAGCCCAGGAGCCACCAGCATGCGCCTACTCGCCCACGCCCTCGCCGCCGTCCTGCTGATGCTGGCCATCGCCCTCAGCATCCAACCCGCCGCCGCCGCCGTCATCGCCGTAGCGACCGACGGAGACCGCCGCGCCGAGCTGCACGATCAGCCCGGGCCGTGCGTGGGCGCCGCCAAGATGGCCGTCTTCATCCAGGGCCCGGTGCGCGTCGGCGGCTGCTGGGTCATGGCCGGGCCGGAAGTGGTGCAGATCGCGTGGCTGGATGGCGAGGTGTCCAACGTCGCCACCCGCCACTTCCGCAAGCCCGACGAAGGCTGAGTCACGCACCGGCCCCGCACCGTCCGCCGGCCGCGCCCGGTGTAAATCCTGGTGTAAATTCAGGTCCGCCAAGGCCCCAAAACGGGGTGTTTTGCCGGCGGCTCTCCCTCGTAAGCCCCGTCTGACACCGGCCTTCACACGGCAGGGGTCGCAGGTTCGAACCCTGCACCGCCCACCAAGGAAATCAACGACTTACAGCGGCCCTTCGGGGCCGTTGGTCTTCCTGGTGTAAATCGGCGGCGTAAATTGTCGCGGCGCCCAGGGCCTCGAGGGCCTGGCGCTGGGGTTGCACCAGGGCGTGGGCGTAGCGCTCGGTCACCTTGATGCTGGTGTGGCCCAGCACGTCGCGCACCACGTGCAGCGGGGCGTTGATCGGGGGCGCCAGCAGGATCGTGGCGCAGCTGTGGCGCAGCGTGTGAAAACCTACACCGGGCAGGCCGGCCTTGGCGCGGGCGCGCCGGATGCCGCTCTTGACGCCCTCAAAGGTCACCGCCAGTGGGATGTACTGCAGCCACGGGCGCAGGGCCGGCACGATGGGCACCTCGCGGTAGCGCAGCGTCTTGGTGTTGCCGGCCTGGATGCGCAGAGTGGTTTCGCCGATGTCTTCGCGCTGCAGCTTGCAGATCTCGCCGCGGCGGCAGCCGGTGAGCAGGCCGATCCAGATGGCGGCGCGCACCGGTTCGCTAGCCGCGTCGGCGAGCTGGCGCACCTGGTCGATGGTTAGGTACAGCGTCTTCTCGTTCTGCTCGGGCAGGCGCTTGACCAAGCCCGACCAGTCCTGCGTGGTGTCGCCGCGCTCCCAGGCCATGCGCAGCGCGCGCTTCAGCGTGCCCAGGCTGCGGTTGATGGTGGCCGGCCGGTAGGCGGTGCTGAGATCCTGCACGATCTGTGCGACGACCTGGCGCACCTCACTCGCGCGCCGGCCCTCGAGCCAGCGGCCGATGCGGTAGGCGTGGTGCTGGGCGGTGTCGGTGCTGCGCAGCGTCAGCGCGTGGCGCTGGGCGTAGTCGGCCAATATGGCCGTCAGCGGCGGGTCACCCGGCACGCTGACGACGCGCTGCGGCGCCGGCTCAGCGTGCAGCGCGCGCGTCAACTCAGCTTCGGCGAGCTTGGCATCACGCGCAGTTGCGCCCGGCGGCAGGCGTCGGTGAAGGCGTCGACGACGGACGCAGACTTCAACGTGCCAGCGGCCTTCATTGTCTTGTCGGATGGGCATGGTGCAGCAGCGTCCCTCTCGCGCATCCAGCGCAAGCATTCGGCCGCATCGTAAACGCGCCGGCCGCGCACCAGAATGCTGGGCATGCCGTCGATGACCAGGCGCGCGACAGTGCGCTCGCTGCAGCGCAGCAGGGCGGCCAGTTCGGCGCCGGTGTGTAGGCGGTCAGGCGCCATAAGTCAGTATCCGTTAGGTGTCAAACTCACGCGGAGGCCGTCAATATCCAGCGTCCGCGTGCCGCGCCAGTGCTCCGATACGTTCACACGCTCTCGCTTTGTCGCCCGTGTGTGCTTGGACACCCAATGTAGAATCGCCTTGCGCTTGCCGGCCTTCGTCAAAGGCGCATCTCGCAGCGCAAACAGATCCTTGTGCTCTCCGGTCGGCACTGGCACAAGCACCGATGTTCCATCGCTCACCGTGGCCAGCAGCGTCCCAGGTCGGTGAGCGTCCTCAATCATTGACGCGGCGCTGATGGCGCAAATTGCGCCGGTTTCGTCAACGTGGCCACCTCGCGTGCCGTTCCCCTGGAACATTACCCTGGCCGGGTTACCGTCCGCCTTCAGCGCGATTACGTCTCGGTCATAGGTGGCGGTGCCATCTGATCGAATCAGCATGTAGTGGTATTCATACCACGTCGGCCGCGTAACGCTGGCCCAGCATCCGCGCGGCGCTTTGTGCAGCTTACGCAGCCCAAGCCACTTCACAAAGTCGTCTCCCATCAGGGCCGTCTCGCACTTGCTGCCCAAAAGGTCTTGCACCGTCTCTAGCAGGAGCTGCGGGCTAGTCGAATAGATGCGGTCGCCCGAAAGCTGAGCGGTGTACGGCGCGCTTGGTCGCATCGGCGCAAATGGCAAAAAAGCCGCTTCTTTTTTGGGAGTCACGATCACAGCCTTGTCGGCGCATAGAAGGTGCGCCAGCAGCGTTTCGGCCCTGTTCAGTTGAATCTCTGTGTTCAGCATGCGTTCACCTTCTGCTTTGACTCTTTCAGCACAGCGCTTGACAATGATCTTGCTTATGTCTCACTCTCAATTTCATCCCCATCGGCCAAAGTGCCCAGCACCTGCCGCACGGTCACCAGTTCGGCGCGCAGGGTCACCAGCTCGGCCAGCATCTGGCCGTAGTGCGTCACCAGCTTGCGCCGCGCGTGCTCGGATTCGTCCAGCAGCGCGGCGGCTCGGATCAGCATCACGCAGTCGCGCTGCGTCAGCTTCTGGCCGCGGCGGAAGGCCAGGGTGCGCAGGCGGGCAGCGCTCATTTGCCGAACACGCTTTCCAGCCAGCCCGCGTATTCCCGCATGCTGGTCGACAAGATGACGCGGCTATCGTCGGCGCCTCGCACGCTGCCGTCGTTGCACTCAAGGCAGGCCATGCTGAACTCAGCCACCGCATCGGCCGCCGCCTGCAGCTTCTCAGCCGCGTGCAGCGCTGCTTTGCGCCGTGCGGCCTCGGCCCGGGCCTGGGTCTTGCGGTCGCGGTCGCTGAGCCAGTCTTCGCCGGTCATGGTGAGTTGGTGGGTCATGATCAGGGCTTCTTCGGTGGTGGCAACGGAGCACTTTTGACGACGGGCGACGCTGGAAGCGGCATCCAATGAGTGACCCTGAAGATGACTGGAAACCACCTGTTGGTCTGTTCGCAGTCCCACTTTGGGCCATCTGCAGTCAGACGACATCTGGATATCAGTACATGGCCTTTCATCCCGTATGAAAGCAATAAGGTTCGTTCACGCCAGACCAATACTTGCTGACCTGAACTCGGGAGCATGTCGCTGCAATAGATCCAGTTCCATGACAACTGGTTTGCAATATCTACAGCAGCCATATCAATCCCCCGCTTTGGCCAACGCCGCGCGATCGCGCCACGCCGCCCACAGTTGCCGTGTTCTCATGGCGTGCGGATCAATGTTTCCGCCTTGTTCATAGTCGCTGAGATACTGCGTGCCGCTCCACTTGGCGCAAAGCGCCCAGCAGTGGCCGCGCATCCAGGCTTCAAAGGCAAGACGTTCAGCGTCACTGGCAAGCCCGCCTTTGGCGCCCATTTCGTAGGCAGCTTCAACCGTTGGGGCTCTCGCCGGCTGCTGCGCCTGCTGCGCCAACGCCGCCTCAGCCGCCGCCTGCGCCAACGCCCGCACCCGCGCCGGCAGATCATCGGGCCCGCCGCCCAGCACGCCTGTCACGTGTGCCGGGTTGGCAGACCAGCCCATCAGCTCGGCGATGCGCTGGTCGGTGATCACTTCTCCACCACCCCATGCCAGATGGTCGTGGACAGCTCGGCCTCGATGGCCTTCCAGACGAAGTGCACCGCGTCCTCAAGCACCTTGTGCGGGCGCAGCAGGTCGTACCACATGCTGAGCTTGCCGCCGTCGGCGATGCGGTAGCGCAGGCGGGCTTCGACCTGGTAGCGGTCGCCGCCCTCCAACACGGGAATGCCCAGGCTGAAGACCTCGGGCACCATCAGGCGGCCCTTGGCGGCGGTGCCTTCGATCGACTCCTCATAAGTGATCTGGTGCTGCCCGTTGGACAGGCGCAGACCGCTCGCGAAGTTGACCTTTTTCTTGGCCTCAAGGCTGCGGCTGATTTCCAGCATGTCCGCGGCCGGGGGCATCGCGATGTCGGGCAGGTTGTCTTCGATCCAGGTGGCGAAGGTTTCCTGCGTCATCACCTTGCCGCTCTGGCTGGTCCAGCGCTGCCATTCCGGCGACAACGGACAGTCAAAGACCGCGCGGTCGTCGCGCCAGCCGGCCTCGCCGCCGCGGTGGTCGTTGAAGATGGCCACGAAGCTGGGCTTGGGCTCTCGCACGCCGTAGACCTTCGCCTCGTAGCCCGCCACGCAAAGCCCGTTACGCTGCCGCACATAGCCGCAGAAGCTGGCGTGGTCGTTCAGCCGGACGGTGCCCCGCGGGCGTGCGGGTGTGGCCAGCAGCGCTTCCAGGTTGTGCACCTGTGCGCCCTTGGGCAGCACGACAAAGGGCACGGCATGCCCAACAAACCGCACCTCGCCCAGGCTCATGCCCGCGTCGATCGCCGCCTGCACGCCCGTGTCAATGGTGGTGTCGCTCATCTAACGCACCCCCCCGCCACGCGCTTCAGCTCGCCGGTGGACTTGTCCACCGTGCGCAGGCCCTCGATTTGCATCTGACGCGGGTCTTCGCGCGTCAGGTTGCCTTCGGGCGTGCTGAACATGATCGACGAGCCGCGCTCTTCCTTCGGCAGCTTGAGCTTGATGTCGTCAAACACCTCGATCTGCCCGCCCTTGCCGGGCTTCAGCTGCAGATCCAGCGTCAGCCGGCCTGCGCGGCCGGTTTCGCTGCACTTGAGCGTCAGCTCGTGCAGGGCCTTGGTGAGGTCTTCGCTCAACGTGCCGAAGCGCAGTTGGTTGAGCGTGTCGGTGAATGGCCGCATGGTGGGGCCTCCTTCTGGTGGTGTGCAGCGCCATGCCCGGGCGCTGCGGTCGGGGTGTTGGTGGGGGTGGCTCATGGCCTCCAGTTGAAAACGCTGGCCCCAGGCAGCACGCCCAGGTGGGTGCGGCCGTTGCGCACCTGGTAGATCACGAACTTGCTCACGCCCAGCCGGTCGGCCAGGGCTTGCCAGGTCTCTGTGCTGTGCAGGATCTCGTCGCGCATGGCCGGCGTGACCTTGCGGCCGCGCTGGTCCCACATGCGGCGGCTGGCCAGGCTCTTGCTCAGCAGGTTCTTGACCTTGCCAGTCTTGCGCAGCCATTCGCCATGCTGCTGACGGGTGCCGGTGCGGCTGTGCGCCGGGTTGACGCAGTCGTCGGCCTTGCAGCAGGGCCGCGCGTAGGCGCTGTGGCCGCGCGGCAGGTCGCGCCCGGTGGCCAGCAGCAGCGCGGCGCGCCGGCCGCGCATGGTCACTTTGCAGCCGTCTTGCGGGTGCTGCAGGTGCACCCGCGGCGCGCCCTGGGTGATGGCCATGCGCCAGTGCCAGCAGCCGGTTTCTGCGTCGATGACGCAGCGCTGGCGCAGGTCTTCCAGCGTGCGGATGCCGCCCAGGTAGGTGCCGGGTGCGTGGGGCATCATGCACCCCCTTCAACGGGCAGCTCGCCCAGCGGGCGGATGTCCCAGTGGCCGAGCTTGCGCATCTGCTCGACCAAGCCGGCGTCGTCGGTCAGGCGCCAGGCTGCGTGCTCGACGCCGGCGATGCGAAAGCGCCAGGCCACGGGGCGCGGGTCGATGACCGTCCCCGGGTGGCGCTCGGTACGGTGCCCACCAGCAAAACCCCGCTCCAACTGCTGCAGCGCCTGCTGCAGCGCCTTGCTTGACCCGGCCGGCATCACCTCGAAGTCACTCATCCTCAGCCCCCCAGCGGCGCAAACAGCGCCGTCACCAACACGATCACGATGCAGCAGGCCCAGAAGAGCTCGAGGTCGACGCGGCTCATGCCTGGGCCTCCTGTTCACGCGGCGCGCAACCGTCGCGCAGGCCGCGCAGCAGGGCGGCGCAGTGGGCGGCCTGGTGCATGGCATCGGCCAGGGCGTTGTGTTTGTGCGCGTCGTCGCGCGCGGGCGCGGGCACGTGGGGCAGCAGCTTGCGCAGGGTGCGCAGGTCGCGCTGCTGCCAGAAGGCCCAGCTGGGGGTCAGCTTGTGGCGGGCCAGGGCGCTGCGCAGGATGACCAGGTCGAAGTCGATGCCGTTGGCCCAGATGGGGGCGCCGTTGAGATCAGGCGCCTGCAGCCGCCAGTTCAACTGCACCAGCGCGTGTTCTTCGGGCTGCCCACCGTGGCCGTCTTGCCGAGCCTGCAGGCCACGCAATCCGCGGCGCGCGTGCTCGGGCTGGGTGAGCCACCAAGCGACCGTCTCGCCGTCCACCGTGGCGCCCTGGCGGATGGAATCGGCCAGGTCGATGTGCCAGTGGTAGTGCTCGTAGGGCAACACGCCATCGGCTTCGCTGAAGCGCACCAAGCCGATGCTGAGCATCGCGGCGCTGGGGCCGACGCCCATGGTTTCGATGTCCAGCATGAGCTGGATGGCGCTCTGGTTCACGTGCATGTTCTGTGCTCCTTCGGTGGTTCGATCACCACCACGTTGGCGCCCATGCCACCGGCCTGGGCTGATGCGGTGCGGCGCTGCACCAGTTCCTCGGCCGCGAATCGCTCGCTGTGCGTGATGCCGTCCAGCAGATCCACCCAGGCGGCCTGCAGCTCGCGCAGCGCGGCCAGTTCGCCGGCACGGGCGGCGCGGTGGCCGGTGGTGCGCTGGCGCGCGAGGATGGCCACGCAGGCGTCCTGCGCGGCGCGCACGGTGCCCTGCGGGTCGCGCGCCACGCGCAGCAGCACCAGGGCTTCGGCCAGGTTGATCGTGTTGAAGATCTCGGTCCACGCCTGCTCGCCGGCCTGGCCGCGGCGCACGTCGTCCAGCGCCAGCAGCAGCTGCAGGGCCCAGCGCTCGCGGTCGGCCAGGCTCAGCAGCGCGGCGCCCTGCATGGCGACCAGGTGCGCCTGCGGGTTGACGCCGCGCGGGCGGTAACGGCTGCGCTTTCGGCTCATCGCGCGCCCTTTCGCGCAGGCTGGGCCGGCACCACGCGCTGGGCAAAGTCCCACACGCTGGACGCCGGGCGGATGGTGGCGGGCTGCGCCGGGGCGGCCTTGTCAGCGGCGCGCGCAGGCTTGGCCTTGCGCGGCACCGGCGGCAGGGCCGGCTTGACCTTAGGCACGTGGGCCCACAGGTAGTAGCGCGTGTTGATGCCGCGCTGCGGGATCGACCCCACCAGCTGCAGCCTGCGCAGCACGCTCAGCTCGTGGCTGACGTTGCTGCGTGCAACGCCGCCCAGGCGCGCCGACAGCGCACCCAGCGCCACGGGCTGCAGCTCGCCCACCAGGGCCAACAGGGTCAGCTGCCGGGTGGAAAGCGGCGGCAGCGGGCTACCGGGCCGCCAATGCTTGGCCTTGGCCGGCGTCACCACAGCGCGTCCTCCAGCTCGGCCGCCGGCACCTGCCCGCGCAGGTAGCGGCTGGTCAGGCGCGTGCACTGCCGGCGCTGGGCAATGACGGGCGGGGCCGGGAAGGGCCAGTCGGGCACGATCGGCGCCACGCGCAGCAGACCGCCCTGGCTGCCTTGCAGCTCCAGGGCCTCGCGGCCATCGGGCAGCAGCCAGCGGTCACCGGCGCTCATGCGGCCACCAGTGCCCCGGGCTGCAAAGTATGTGCAGGCTCTTGCAGCACCAGCCCTTCCACGCGCGCGTCGATCAGGCGCAGGTGCAGCACTTCGGCGGGGTCGGCCGTCAGCGCGGTGCCGGTCAGCGTCAGGCGCCCGTCATGCCGGCGCGCATGCGCCAGCACACGCTCAACAGCGCGCGCGGCCGCGGCTGAGAACAGGCAGCCGTTGGCGCCGCGCTCGGCGTCGGCTGCGCCCAGCAGCCACAGCTGCGCCCACACGCGCTCGGGCCGGCGCGGCTGCAGGCGCAGCGACACGGTCACGCAGGCGGCTGAGCCGTCTGCTGTGAGTCCCGGGTAGGCGTTGACGAGCTCGCCGCGCAGCGCCACCGCGCGCAGCGCCTGCAGGTGCTCGGTCGGGGGATTCATCGCCCCGCCTCCACCTGGGCCAGCCGCACACGCAGCTCGCTGACGTAGCCGCGGTGCGCGGCGATCAGCAGCGGGATGTCCCGCGCTTCGTCTTGCAGCCAGCCGATGTCGCGCTCTGCGCCGGCGATCAGGTGGCGCAGGTAGGCGGCGCGCAGCGCGGTGCGCAGGCGCAGCCACCAGTGCCGGGGCACGCCCACGGCGGCCACCGCCGCCGCGTGCGGGCCGATCAGGCCCTCGAGCTCCACCCAGTGCACCAGCGCCACCGCGCCGATGACCGCCAAGATCAAGCAGAAGACGAACTCATACGCCGCCTCGGCGCGGCGCTCGGCCCGGGTGGGCGTGTGGGGGACGACAGGCACCGACATCGCATCTCCCGCCCCCTGCTGCGCAGTTGTCGTGGGGCTGGGTGCGGACTTTAGGTGCACCTATGACTGTTGTCAATAGGCGTGCCTATGTCTTACGGTGGGCCGGTGTTTACGCCTATGGCTTCGCGCCACCATGTCAAGCATGTGCTCGGAACGGTCACCTGCGCAACAGCAGGCGAGCAAAGGAATAGATTCGGGCGCCGCCGCCGCCAGCGCCGCGCTGAAGCTGTGCCGGTGGGCGATGCTGCACCGGCAGCCGCAAGACGCGGCCTGGCCTCAGTGATTCGCGGCGCGCCGGGCTGGGGGGCTGGACGAGATCAGGCCGAGCGCGTAGCCCTCGACCATGCCGCGCAGTTCAGGCGTCATGCCCAGCCAGTCGGCCGGGGAGAGGTTTCGAAAGGGCCACGCGGCTGCTGCCGACACGCCGGGGTCTTCGGCCACCAGCACGGTGCTAGTGGCATCGCCTTCGCGCATGGGGCCGATGCCGCTCTCGAGCCACAAGGGCAGCACGCCCAGGTACTTGGCCGCTTTCAGCAACGAGGTTGCTTTCAGCGTCTTGGTGCGGCCGCTTAACCACGCCTGCACCGAGGGCTGCTTGACTCCGCAGGCTCGGGCCAGCGCGCCTTGTGAGCCGCCGCGCTTCTGAGCGAGCGCGATCGTCATCCGCGTGGCAAGGTCTCCCATAAGGCAAGCCTAACCGCCATTCAAATAGGTGCCCCTTGCAAAAGGGCCATAGGTGCGCCTATGATGCGCGCCTATGAGCATGATCGACCAACTCGGCGGCCCCACCGCAGTAGCGCGCATGGTCGGCTGCCGTGTGCCCAGCGTCATCGAATGGCGCAAGCGCGGCATCCCCGCCGACCGCTGCCCCGCCATCGAACGCGCCACGTCGGGCGCCGTGACCGTCGAGGTGCTGCGCCCCGATGCCGCCTGGAGCCGCATCCCTGATCCCGCCTGGCCGCACCCGGCCGGCCGGCCCGTCATCGACGTTGCGCGGCCGGTGGCTGCGGCAAGCAGCGCATGAGCAGCGCTGCAACTGTTGACTCCCTGCGCGGTGCCCATCGCCGTGCGTTTGCGCCACGCTGGCCGGCCGTGATGCCGGCTGCCCGGCCGGTGCCGCTGCGTACCGTCTCCTCCGCGGCCGGCCCGGCCGGGCGGCGCGTTTTTTCTGCCTGACTCGGAGCCCACCGCATGAAGCTCACCGAGGAAATTAAGGTGCGCCTGGACGACCAGACCGCCGAGCTCTTCCGCCGCCGGGCGCACGCGGCCGGCTGCACGGCCGGCGAGCTGCTGCGCGATCTGGTCTGCAACCTGGAGCATGGCAAAACGTGGGGAGAACATGTGGCTCATGTTCGGCGCACCGCCGTCACCCGTGAAGGCCCGCTGCCGGCCCGGATGCATGTCTTCCCGCCGCCGGCCGACGGGACTGCTGAGTACCCTCAAGTTCGCGGGGTGGCGTGATGGCAGGCCGTACCGTCACCCCCGGCTTGGTGCGTCACCGCGCCTTCGAAGCGCGCGTCAACCGCCAGTACCTCACCCGCACCGGCCGCTTGGCCCGCCTGGCCAAGATCGAGCCCGATGCCAGCGGCGACGACATCCTTCACTTCGAGTACATCGACCCGCCGCCCGATGCCGGCGCGCTGGGGCCGACGAAGACCCGGCGGGACGGGTTCAGCATGCATGAGCGCGTGGCCTCGCGCCTGATGGTTCGCGTTGACTGACGCAGGCCGCGCGATGACACAGGAAGCCGCCTTGATGCAGCAGCTGCTGGACAACCTGCCCGCCGCCATGCGGGCGCTGGACCAGTGGCTGGTCTGGCGCTTCGAGACCTACCCCGGCGACAAGAAGCCGCGCAAGGTGCCCTACTACTGCAGCGGGCGCAAGCGCCGCGGTGAGCAGGGCAGCGCCGACGACCGCGCCCAGCTGGCCGGCTTTGCCCAGGCGCGGGCGCTGGTGGACACCGGGCGCTTCGACGGGCTGGGCTTTGCCTTCCTGCCTGGCGACGGGCTGATCGGCATCGACATCGACGCCGCCATCGACGCCGACACCGGCGAGGTGGCGCCGCACTGCCTGCGCATCATCGAGCAGTGCGCCAGCTACACCGAGCGCAGCCCCAGCGGCCGGGGCGTGCACATCATCGTGGCCGGGCACACGCAGACCTTCAAGGACAACAGCATCGGCGTCGAGGTGTTCTGCGGCCGGCAGTTCTTCACCTGCACCGGCGACCGCTGGGCCGGCACGCCGGCCGAGGTGGGCCCAATCACGCCGCAGACGCTGGCCATGTTGCGCGAGCTGGTCAAGCCGGCGCGCGACCAGGCGCCGCGCGCCGCTGCACCACGCCCCGCCACGGCCGCCGCCGATGACCTGGGCCGCCGGCTCGAGTCCGCGCTGCTGCAGCTGGACAGCGACATGCCGCACGACGACTGGGTCGAGGTGGGCATGGCGCTCAAGGCCGCGCTGGGCGAAGGCGGCCTGCGGCTGTGGGACTGGTGGAGCAGCAAGGGCAGCAAGTACCCCGGGCACGAGGTGCTGGCGCGCAAGTGGGCCAGCTTCCGCGGCCAGGGCATCACCGAGGCCACCATCTTCCGCCGCGCCATCGACGCCGGCTGGTCTCCGCCGCGCAGCCGCGCCCCGCTGCGCGCACCACCGCCGCCGCAGGACGCGCCGGATCTGCAGGACGACGGTGCGGCCGGCGACGACCAGGCCGAAGACGCGCCCGAGTACCAGGCCGACCCCGAGGGCGCCGAAGCTGCCGAAGCCCGATCTACCCCTGCGTCCGGCTCCGCGCCGGGTGGCAGGCGCAAGCCCCGCAACAACCTGCCCCCGGCGCTGGACGCGCTGCTGCTGCGCAACAGCGAAGGCGGTGTGGCCGACTGCCGGGAAAACGTCTTTCTGACGCTGAAGCACCACCCCGAGCTGGCAGGCCTGGTGGCCTTCGACGAGTTTGCCTACCGCGTGCTGAAGACCCGCACCACGCCCTGGGGCAGCGAGCCGGGCGAGTGGGCCACCGACGACGACTACAGCCTGGGCTACTGGCTGGCCACGCAGATACGCCTGCGCGTGCGGGCCGAGGCCACGCTGGCGGCCGGCGTGGCCATGGCCGCCACGGACAACAAGTTCCACCCGGTGCGCCAGTACCTGGACAACCTGCCCCCCTGGGATGGCATCGACCGCCTGACGCACTGGCTGCACGAGTGCGTGGGCGCGGCCGACACCACCTATACGCGCCTGATCGGCCCGTGGTTCGTGATGAACATGGTGCGCCGCATCCGCCAGCCGGGCTGCCAGGCCGACTACATGATCGTGCTGGAGGGCAAGCAGGGCAAGCGCAAGTCCACCAGTTTGCGCACGCTCGTCGGCCGCGACGACTGGTTTGCCGACACGCCCATCCGCATCGGCGACAAGGATGCGCTGCTCAACCTGGCCGGCAAGTGGCTGTACGAGATCGCCGAGCTCGACAGCTTCAGCCGCGCCGAGACCACCGCCGTCAAGCAGTACCTGACCAGCCGCATCGACCGCGTGCGCGAGCCCTTTGCCCGCCGCCCGGCTGACCGCCCGCGCAGCTGCGTCTTTGCGGGCACCACCAACCAGGACGAGTACAGCAAGGACAGCACCGGCGCGCGCCGCTTCTGGCCCGTGGCCTGCGACGACGAGATCAACCTCGAGAAGCTGGCCGCCGACCGCGACCAGATGTTTGCCGAGGCCATTGCCCGCCTGGCCAGCGACGACGCCGAGACCCGCCGCTGCTGGCCCACGCGCGAGGAGGAGCAACGCTACCTGGTGCCCGAGCAAGAGCGCCGCGAGATCGGTGACCCGTGGTTCGAGCGCATCGCATCGTGGGTGGACAGCAGCGCCCGCTTCGGCGAGGCGCACACCGAAGCCTGCGATCGCGAAAGCTTCACCACGCACGAGCTGCTGGTGCACTGCCTGGGCGTACCCAGCGACCGCATCGACGGTGCCCGCCAGATGAGCACGCGCGTGGGCATCGCCATGCACAAGCTCGGCTGGACGAAGAAGCGCGATGCCCATGGCGCCAGGCTCTGGCGCTACGTCCGTCCAACCTCCAAGCCCGGGCAGGGCGCGGACGATCAGAACGCGGTGGGTGGTCCCACCAGCGAGCCGCAGGCCGGTGGTCCGGCCGAGGAAACGCTCGATGAATTCTGATCTCGTCCAACCTCCGTCCAACCTCCGTCCAACCTATGCGCAAGGTTGGACGGGCGGTTTTTACCTCGGTGGCAGGGTGCCGTCCAACCTCGTCCAACCCGCCTCACGTGCGGGCGCGTGTGTGCGTGGGGGCGCGCGGACGCCCGCACGCCCCCGCACGCCCCCGCGGGGGCGCGCACAGGGGGTAAGGGGTTGGACGAGGTTGGACGGTTGGACGACAGAGCACACAGCACCACAGCACAGCACCATGCAACAGCAAGGCCAAGGCAGCAAGGCAGCAAGCCTGCGATCCACCATGCCCCAGACCGCCGAGCTCGTCGACTGGCTGCGGGCCGAGCTGGGCAAGCAAGCCGCCGACCGCATCGTGCTGAGGGGCAAGCAGGGCAAGGGCGGCTTCTACGCCGCCGAGATCTGCCCCGATGGCGTGCTGCGCGAGTTCGGCAGCACGGTCAGCGGCCGGCGGGTGAGGTTGGACGGGCTGGGGGGGTTGGTGTGGGGGGTGGCGCCGTGAGGATCACCATCGACACCAACATCGCCCAGGTGCGCGAACGCCTGGGCGCGCTGGCCGGGCAGGCTGACTTTGCGGCCAGCGTGGCGCTCAACGCCACGGCCCGGCACGTGCAGGCCATCGTGCCCGGCCTGCTGCGGGGCGCGCTGGATCGGCCCACGCCCTTCACGGCCGGCGAGCCCACGGGCAGCCGCGCCTCGACCTTCATCGCGCGCGCCGACAAGCGCAAGCTCGAAGCCGGCGTCTTCTTCAAGACCAGGCAGGCCAGCTACCTGCGCTGGCAGCTGCAGGGCGGCACGCGGCAGCCGGCGCGCAAGGCCCTGCGCCTGCCCGCTGCGGTGGAGCTCGACGCTTTCGGCAACCTGCCGCGCGGCACCATCGCCAAGCTGCTGGCCGTGGCGCGGCGCGAGGGCAAGCTGAGCAAGCGCCAGTCGCGCACCATCCGCGTCAGCCGCAACGTCGAGATCTTCTACGGCGACCCCACCGAGGCCGGCGTGCCCGGCAGCCCGCCCGGCATCTACAAGCGCATCGCGCGACCCGATGGGCGCTCGCAGCTGATCCCGCTGATCGTGTTCCCGCAGCGCTCGGCGCGCTACGAGAAGCGCGTCGACTTCCTGGCCGCCGCGCAGCCCGTCGTCGCCCGCGAGTTGCCGCGCGAATGGGCGCGGGCCATCGAGCAAGCCATGCGCACCGCGCGCGCCAGGTCATGAGCCGAGCCAGCCAGCCCACCCCCCGGTCTGGGTCCTTCCTGGGCCCTCGATCGCGGGTCATTCGCGAG